GCGCGCGGGGTCGGGCACCTTCAGGCCCGGAGCGGGGATCACGTACATGGCGGTCAGCTCTGGAGGTTGATCTCGACGTGCCCTTCGTCGCGGCCGTCGGGGCCCGCGGTGCGCGGCGCCGGCGTGACGGCCTGCGGGAATGGCGGGTTCGGGTAGGTGCCGGTGGGGTCTGCGACGTTCGTCGCGTCCACGTGGATGCCGACCTCCTGCAGGTCGGGCAGCGCGCCCAGGTTGACCTGCAGGGGATCGAAGGTCTCGAAGGTCTCGCACTCGAGCTGCATGCGTGACTGCGCGATGTGCTGGCTGCCGGCGGCGCTGATGCTCACGTCGCTGGCGACGGTGTTGAACTGCTGCACGACGGCGAGCAGCGGCTGGTTCGTCAGCAGCACGTTCTCCACCTGGCCGCACAGGCTCTCGATCGCGTCCTGCGCATCCTCGGCGGTCTTGCCGGCAGAGGAGAGCAGCAGGTCGAGCGTGACGGTAGTGGTGAACTCGGGCGGCACGCGGCCGATCGACACCTTCCGGTCGCCGATCGCGCGCAGCTTGATGTTCGGCAGGTCCTTGGGCTGCGCGTCCCAATCGCCCGGGCTGTCGACGCTCGGGCCCGACAGGGTGTTGAGCGCGTTCAGCGCGAGCGTGCGCACCTGGCGCCGAGCGAGGGCTGTGCTCATTGCTCGTTGGCCTCCAGGTGGGCGCCGCCCAGGCCGTCGGGCCAGCCCGCGCGCACCACGTAGGTCACGCCGGTGCGGGTGATGGTGAAGGTGTCGCCCTGCGCGTTCTGCGGGTCGTAGCCGGCCGGGAACTGCGACAGCTGCACGCCGATGCGCGGCGCGGTGGAGATGACGCCGGGCTCTTCGATGGGCGATACAGCCTTGGACCCATCGAAGAACACGGCCGTGATCGGGAACGGCACGCCGCCGTCGACCGAGTAGGTCGCGGGCTCACCGAGCGCGAGAGTCGTCGGGCCGACGACGGCGCTGTTCCAGTCGATCACGATCAGGCGACGGTGGTGGTCACGTTGGGACCGTCCTTGGCGACGATCTTGAGCGTGCCGTCTTGCACCTCTGCGGGTGCGACGTAGTCGTCGGGCTTGACGATGCCCAGCCGCCTGAGGCGGTCGGCTTCCTCGGGCTCGACGCTCACCGTGGAGCCGGGGCCAAAGGAGCCATCCGGCGTCACGTAGGTGCCGCGGAAGATGACCACCTCGGCCAGCGGCTTGGCTTCGTTCTTCGCCATGCGCCCTCCCTTACAGGACCGTCGCGGCGAACGCGGCGTTGACCCGCGAGGGGATCACGATCGGCGCCGACTGCATCAGCAGGAAGCGCTGCGCCGGGTCCTCGTTCAGCCACGACTTCGGCGCATAGGCCAGCGGGCCGTAGTTGAACGCCGGGTCGAGGATGGCGCCGAAGGCGCGCGTGCCCATCATGTCGGGGCCGCACAGCAGCACGGTGCCATCCGGCAGCATCGGCTGCTCGACGTTGTTGTCGTCGACGTACCAGTCGTTGTACAGCCACAGGTTGTAGTTGCCCCACCGGCCCTTCGACACCGCGCCGCGCTGGATCTGCGTGCCCAGCTCGACCGCGTTGCTGCCGCCCTGGTTCGGGTACCAGTTCGCGCGCTTGAGCACCGGGTCGAGCAGGAAGGCATGCCACGCGCTGGTCGTGAACACGACATCGGTGGCCACCGCGCCCGACAACTTCAGGATCTGCACCGCCCACGTGTCGAGGTTGGTGGTCGGCGACACGGTGCCCGGCGAAGCGTCGGTGCCGATGTTGGCCTGCGTCCACTTGGCGCCGCTGGCCAGCGCGACGGTCAGCGACGAGTCGCGGCCGAAGTCGATCAGCGTGGTCGGGAAGCCGTCGCCGCTGATGGTGACGGTGCCGCCGATCAGCGCCTGCGCGGCCATCCACTCCAGCCGACGGTTGAGCATGTCGATCTGGTCAGCCAGCTCGAACTGCAGGTTGGCCATTTCGCGCTCGGCCGCGCTCAGCTCGCCGCCGATGCGCTCGCCGATCATGCGGCGCACGGGCTTGCGCAGGTCGGGCGCGCGCTTGTCCTTGATGTAGGCCGGCTTGAAGGTGTTGGTCTGGTAGCGGCGGCTTTCCACCAGCTTGCCTTCGACCAGCGGCGAGACGAACGGCGACATGCGGCGCTTGCCGATGTCCACGTCGATCGACACGTACTCGGTGTCGCTCGTGATGATGTTGGGGAAGAACTTGTCGAGCAGGAAGTTCTGCGCGAGCTTCAGGTTCGACACCACCTGGATCAGGACGTTGGTGTCGTAGATGTTCGGGTTCGAGGTGGGCATTCAGGCCTCCAGAAATGAAAAAGCCGCCCGGAGGCGGCTTTGGGTGGCGAGGGGTGCGGCGTCAGCTCGGGTCGCTGTTCGACAGGCCCGCGTTCATCGTCTTGATGAAGATGCCGTAGGGGCGCATCGCGGCGGTCAGCGTCGCGACGGTCCAGCTGGCGTCGAAGGTCAGCGCGTTGCTGTTGAACTCGCCGGTGAGATACGCGCCCGAGAGCACGTCGCCGCCGGTCGGGTCGGCCTGGTCGGCCAGGATCGCCACCGGCGTCTGGCTGCCGTCAGCGGCGCCGGCCAGCGACTCGATGTACTTGCCGGTGGCGGTGACCTTGCCCAGCACGGTGCCGCGCGGCAACACCGCCGCACCGCTGGCCACGGTGATCGGCGTGCTCACCGGCTGGAACTGGCCGGCGAACAGCTGATCGGGAATGAACATCTCCGCGGCAATGCCCGGAGTGAACGGGTTGTCTTTCACGTTGGTGGGGGTCAGGGACATGTCGTTCTCCTGGGGTTGCGGGAGGGGTTACGCCTTGCCGCCGCGGGCCTTGGCGCCTGCAGCGAGCACCATCTGTGCGACGGCGCTGGGGTCGTTGGGGTTGGGTGCTTCGGCCGCCGGCTTCACGCGGGGCGTGTTCACCTGGGCCATGCGCTCGGCCAGGCCACCGCTGGCGCGGCGGTCTTCGGCGGCTGCGTCGAGCGAGGCGATCGCCGCGTCAGCGCTCATCGAGGTGTCGAAGGCGAGCACCGCGGCCTGGCGCACGGCGCCGGTGTTGATGCCGTGGGCCATGATGGCGGCGCAGCGAGCACGCTCGCCGGCGACGGCCGAAGCCATCTCGTCGCCGTCTTCATCGTCTGCCTTGGCGCCCTTGGCCTTCTTGCCTTCCTTGTCGTCGCCTTCGTCCTCGGGCTTCTTGTCGTCGCCCTCGGCCTTGGCGTCCTTCTTCTTCTCTTCCTTTTCCTCGTCGTCGCCGTCTTCGGACTCGGCCTTGGACTTGGCCTTTTCCTTTTCACGGTCGTCGTCGTTCTCTTCCTCGGGTGCGGCCGCCTTCACCCCCAGCAAATGCGCGAAGGGCAGAGTGCCGGCCAGTTTGGCGAGCTTCTTCATGGTGGATGGTTCCTTCAGGATGGGTTTTGGCGGGTCAGCGAAGCGACTCCACCAGAGCGAGGAAGGCAGCGTCGGGGGCCTGCACCTCATCGGCGAAGCCCACGTTCACGCCTTCCGCACCCAGGTAGCAAAGCGCCTGGGTGTCCCTCACCTGCTCAAGCGAGAGATTCCGGTTGCGAGCGACCGTGTTGACGAACAGGTCGCCCATCGCGTCGATGTCGGCCTGGATGCGCTCGCGCACGTCTTTCGGCAGCCGCTGGTACGGGTTGCCGTCGGCCTTGTGGTTGCCGTGCGTGATGATCGTGACCTTCAGGCCGGCCTCGTCGAGAGCGTCGGACCAGTCCTGATGGATCACGACGACGCCCACGCTGCCGGTGCCGCCGGTGCGCGGCACAACAACGCGATCGGCCGCGCTGGCGATCGCGTAGCCGGCGCTGTAGGCCATTTCGTTGACCAGCGACCAGATCGGCTTCATGCCGCGGGCCTTGTAGATGGTGTCGACCAGGTCGAAGCAGCCGGCCACCTCGCCGCCCGGGCTGTCGATGTCGAGAATCAACGCCTCGACCTCGGGATCGTTCAGCGCCATCAGCAGGTTCTGACGGATGCCGTCGTAGCCGGTCATGCCGCTGTAGGGCCGCAGCGTGCCCAGCTTCTGCACGAGCGTGCCCTGCACGGGGATGACGGCCACGCCCTGCGCCACGTCATAGCCGACGCGCGCGCCGCCGCGGCCCTCGCCTGACATCGCACCCGGCCCCTCGAAGCCGTCGTCGTCTTCCATCAACCGCGCGACGCGGGCAATGCCCAGGCGGTCAGCCAGCGCGGCGACGATGATCTCGGCCTTGCGCGGGTGGATCGCGACCGGGACATTGAACATCCGCTGCGCGAGGTGCGGGAGCGTGTTCATTTCGCCTCGTCCTTTCCTTCGCCGGGAGCGCGCGCCACGCTGGCCGGCCGGTTGGCCAGCCACGAGGCCGGCGGCTCCAGGCCGCGCGCCTTGAACGCTTCGAGCTCGCGCGCGCGCTGGTCGAGGTTCTCTTCCCAATCCATGTTCTGGTCGGCGCACTCGGCCTCCAGCGTGGACAGGCCCGCTTCCATGCCGAGCACCGCGCCTTCCTTCTCGGCCACCGGGTCGATCCATCCGCGCGCCGGGCCCAGCCACATGGCGCGCATGTAGGCGGTGCGCATCTCGGCGAACGCCGGTGCGTTGCGTGGCAGCGGCAGGCTGTCGATGTCGTGCGACTCTTCGAGCCACGCGCCGCGCAGGGGCGCCGCGAAGCCCATGCCGTACTCGCGGCGCCGGCGGTCGAGCGTCTTCCAGGCTTCGAGCAGCGCGCCGCGCGCACTGCTGTAGTTCACGTCCGACCAGTCGTTCGAGAGCTGCTGAGCGCTCAAGCCCGCGGCCGACGCCACGTTGCGCAGCGCCGCGCTTTCGAAGTCGGCGAAGTTGGACGTTGGCCGCGCCGCGCTGACGACGCCGATCTTCTCGCCCGGGAACAGGATCGGCATGCGCGCGCCGCCCAGGCTCAGCTTCTTGCGCTCGTGGTAGTCGGCACGCATGTCCTGGTACTGCGGCAGCGTGTCGCCCAGCGCCTCTTCCACCAGCTGCGGATCCTGCGGCGACTCGATGAAGGCCGCGAAGATCGCGTTCAGGATCGCGGCGTCCAGCTCGGCGCGGTCGTACTTGATCAGCGCCTTCAGCCGATGGACAACCGGGCCCAGGATGCCCGTTCCGCCTCGGTGCTGCGCGGCCCGGTCCACCTCGTAGTTGTGGACGATGATCGGCCGGCCCCACGAGGTTTCGCGCTCGATGCGGTCCCAGGTGACCGACTTCTGCGCGTTGAACCAGTCGCCGGCGTGCGCCTGGCGGATGTGGTACGCGATCGCCGCGCCCAGCTCGTCGATCTCGACGCCGCCGCGCACGTTCACGATGTCGAACCGCATCTGCGGATTGCTCAGCCGGTCGGGGTCGATCAGCTGGACCGCGGTGGCATAGCGCGCACGGCCGAGGCCCTGGCGCTCGGGCAGCCACATCACCTGCGCGATCGCATCGCCGTCGACGATCTTGTGCCGGAATCCCACGCGCAGGATCTGCGCAAAGGTCATGGCGCGCATGGCGTCGCAGTACAGACCCACGTCCTCGGCCCACATGCGGTAGTGCGCGTCCACTGCGCGGCCGTATTCCTCGGCCCACGTGGCGTCGAAGGCCTTGTTGCCGGTGTAGGCGGCCAGCGCCCGATAGTCGGGCTTGCTGATCGGCCGGAAGTTGGCGCCGATCGCGTTGTCCAGCACGCGCGTGACGGCGCCCGACGCCCAGCCGTCGTTGCGAACCAGGTCGCGCACCCGCGACACGATGCGGTCGCGGAAGATGTTGAGCTCGCCATCGGGCGACCACAGGTAGGGCCGCCATTCGGCCATGTGGTCGTCGTAGATGTCGGCGGCATCGTAGGGCGTGCGGCCGCCGCCGGCGAGCATGGACGCGCGGCCCTGACGCAGCGGCGCGCCGTCGGCGCCGAGGATCTGGACGGGTGCGTTCATCGGAAGTTGAAGCGAAGCGGACGACGAGCGCGGGTGACGACGCCCAGCTGCACCTGCAGCAGGCGGATCAAGTACGCGAGGTCTTCCTTGTTCGTGGGCTTGTAGGAGACGGTGCGCGAACCGTCGCCCTGGGCGTAGCTGAAGGTGACGCCCTTGTTTCCGGTGAGCAGGTCAAGGTACGCCTGCTGCGCGGCCGTCAGCGCAGCCTGCAACTGCTGGGTGGTCATTCCGGCCAGCAGCGATTGCGTCGGATCGAACGGGAGACAGCTGCTCATGGTCGGTTGGCTTTCAGCGGGCGCTCGCGATCGCCTTCGCGAGCGCGCGCCCCATCTCTTCGTTGAAGTGCTTGGCCACGACCTTTTCGGCCACGCCAAACCAGTCGAGGTGCTGTTTCACCGGGTGGGCTTCGGTGAACTTCACCAGCAGCTTCAGGTGCCCGGTCTGGTTCAGACCCTTGCGGGTCTTGCCCATGCGCACGCGGCCGTCTTTGCCGACGCGAGCCACCGGTACCGACTTCGCCTCGTCGCTCACCGAGCGCTGCCAGACGCCGTTCGTGATGCCGAACTTCGTCTTCACCGGGCCGATGAGGATGTCGGAGCGGCCCTTGAGCTTGCGCAGGAAGTTGCGCGGCAGGTTGCCGAACTCGTCCAGGTCCTTCACCGCGTCGATCGGCTTCAGCAGCGCCTTGCTGTTCAGCACGTTGCGGCCGCCGAACTGGTACGGCTCCAGGTAGTGCGCCGTGATGTCCTTCATGTAGACGATCGCGGTCGGGCTGCCCTTCTTCGCGCCCACCACGCCCATCGCGTTCTGCGTGAAGGGCTTCGGCCGGTCGAGCTTCTTGCGCTCGTTCTCCTGCTCGGCGGGAACGATGCGCCGGGCCAGCGCCGTGACGGCTTGCGCCTCGGCGAACGGCAGCTGCTTGAAGGCGAAGGCGTTGATCTGCTGCTCGACCTTCCTGACGTTGGACTTCACGTTGATCAGGAACGTCATGCAAGCCTCCGCACGAGCCGACTGGTGGGCGCCGGCGGTGTCTCGGGCGGCCTCGCCTGCACCACCACGGCCGGCGGCGCGGGTTCCTCGGCCTTGGCGGCGATCTGCGCGGCGACCTTGGCTTCAGCCGCGGGTGCGGCCGGCGGCGGTGCTGCGACCGCGGCGCCGGCGCGCCGGTTGAGCTGCAGCCCGAAGTGCGCCAGGCCGCACAGCGCCGCGTAGGCGTAGACGCGGCAGTCGGCGGCTTCGTTCGCGCGCCCGGGCGGCAGCTCCCACACCCGGTAGCGAATGCCGCTCGTGACCTTGAGCACCGAGCGCTCGGCAATCAGCTGCTCGAAGTAGCCGATGTCGCGATCGGCCGGGAAGTGCATGTAGCCCGGCCCGGGCTGCTCGATGTGCAGCCGCGCGCGGATCGTGTCCTTCGCGGCGTTCACGCCGATGATCACCGGCCGGAAACTGGCCTTCGTGCGCCGGCTCGGCCGCTTCGTCGGCCACACCGGATTGCGCTGGCCGGTGCGCGCCGACTCGCCCTTGATCGCCCACACGCGCCGGCCCAGGCGGGCCTTGGCGAAGGCATACACCGCCTGCGTGTGGTGGCCGCCGGAGTCGATGCAGGCCGCCAGCGCGACCAGCGCGCGGCCGTCCTCGGTGTGCCACAGCCGTTGCAGGTAGGCGTCGACCTTGGCCTGCGTGTCGGGCTCGCTGAACTCGCCGTCGATGACCTCGTAGTCGAGGGACCACGACTCTTCGTCGCGGCCCCAGCCCACGGCCTCGATCTCGACCCGGTAGTCCTGCACGTCGATGCCGACGGACACCTCCAGCACGCCGGCCGGCACGTCGCTCCACAGCTCTCGCCGCGCGAGCAGCGCGTCGATGCGCAATTCCTTGCCGCTGTGCGGCCGGTGCGGCAGGCCCATCTGGGTGTTCCACCAGGCCTGTTCCTTGTCCGCGTCGCCCTTGGCCGCCAGCCACTTGCGCGCGATGTCGCTCGGCTTGTCCTTCTGCCAGGGGCTGAACAGCTTCGACGCCTGGAAGCCGGCGTGCACGTTGTCCACGCCCTGGCGGCCACAGTCCGGGCAGCGCGCGCGGTAGACCGCGTATCGGCCCTCTTCTGCGTCGGCCCACCAATCCCAGGCCTGCGCCACCGCATCGTCGGCGCCATCGCGCCACGCGGCTTCGTAGAGGCTCAGCGGCACGTGTCGCTTGCCGCAGCACTCGAAGGGCCGCGTCTGGTGCCAGCGCACCGTGCGCAGCGCCTTGAGGCGGTCGCCTTCCGACCAGCCCACGCCGCAGGCCTCGCAGTAGAAGCGCGCCGTCTTGTGGAGGTGTTCGACGACGTTGCCCTTGTCGTCGCGCCGCTTGTCCCACTCGACGTGCTTGAAGAAGTCGGGGAACAGGCGGTGGCCGCAGTGCGGGCAGGCGATCGAGGCGCGACGCTGGTCGCTTTCGGCGTAGCTGTCGGCGATGCGGCTTTCATCCTCCACCGTCGGCGAGCACGCGCGCACGCTGAGCCAGTTCAACCCGAAGGTCGCGGTGCGTTCCTCGGCCAGCAGGATCGGGTCGCCCTCGCGCGTGACCGGGTACTTGTCGACCTCGTCGGCCAGCAGCACGCGGATCGGCCGGCGCGCAAGGTTGTCCGGGCTGCCCGCGCCCGCCAGCGCGAGGAAGCCGCCCGGGAAGGCCTTGAACAGCAGGGTCTCGTCGGCGTTGCGGCTCTTGCTGGTGCCCACCAGGTTGCGCAGCACCGGCGTGACGCGCAGCAGCGGCGAGATGCGCTCTTTCGAGAACTGCTCGGCCGCGTCTTCCTTGGGCTGCAGCAGCAGGATCGGGCACGGGTCGAGGTGCGCGAAGTACCCGAAGGTGTTCTCCAGCAGCGCCGTCTTCATCAGCTGCGTGCAGCACATGACCGTGATCGTGTGCACGCCGGGCTCGGTGACGGCCAGCATGGGTCCGCGGGCGATCTCGACCGTCGCGGTCTCCCAGCGTCCCCCGGTGCTCCCCGCTTCCTTGGCCAGGTGCCGGAACTGGTCTGCCCAATCGGGCACGCTCAGACGCGGCGGCGGTGTCAGCGCACGCCGCGCCTCGCGCCGCAGGGCCTCAACCTTCGCCGAACTGTCCTTGTGGTTCGCCGAGGGCTGCAATCTGTTTGTGGACATAGCCGCCCAGCACTTCCGTCACACGGTCGGCTTCGAGGCCCAGGTCGGCCGCGATCAGCGCCGCGTACTTGGCCGGGAAGTTCTGCCAGGCGTCGCGCACCCGCCGGAACTCTTCGAACATCACGCCGCGCGCCGCGTCCAGGTCGATCAGCTGGCCGGCCTTCTGCTCGTAGTCGAGCTTCCCGCTCAGCGCGAGGTAGTTCTCTTTGACCCGCCGCGCTTCGTCGGTGGTCATCTCGGCACCGAGCGACGCGAGCAGCTGGCCTGCCTGCTCAAGCGCCTGCGCAGGCTCTTCAGCAGCAGCGTCAACCATCGGAGCGTCAACCGGCTTGCGGTTGACTTTCTTCGGTTGACTGCCCCGCTCTGCCCGACCGTCGGACTTGTCGCGGAACTTCGCGAGGGCGGCATCGGACTTGGCGATGTCCACCTTGCCATCGACAAGTACCACCCAGCCGCGGGCGATCCACTTCGACACGGCCTGCTTGGACACGCCATGCCGGCGCGCGTACTCGGCCTGCGAGCAGAAGGCAGCGTCAACCAAAGTGAAAACCCTATAGCTGGGCGAACATCGGGGCGCGCAATTGCCCGCATGGGAGGGGGCCCTGGGAAGGACCCGTGACCGGTCGGCCCTCCATCGGTAAGGCTTACCGACCCGCGGCCGGGCCGCACGCGGGCTGCACCCACCGCACACCGCGCCTGACGATGCGCCACGCGACCAGCTCGTCGGGCTGCCTGCGACGCAGCGCGCACCACAGCACGTAGGCCAGCAGCGCCCAATGCGCCCACCGCGCCATCACCATCTCGACGGTGCGGTCGGGCCGACTCAAGGTGTGTCCTTGATGCGCAGCACCACCGTCGCCACCAGCACAGGATCAGTGCTCGTGGTCAGCGCGAACTGCAGCGTGTGGTCCACGTAGGCCGCACCGGTGGGGATGGTGCCGCCGCTGATCTCGACCTGCAGCACCTTGCCTGTCGGCGCCGTCGTGCCGTCGGGGTAGGAGATCGGCGCAGGGTTCACCGTGCCCACGCCGAAGGTCAGCCCGTCGATGTCGCCGGTGATGTCGATAAGCGACGTGATGACCTGCGCAGCGTCGAGCAGCTGCGTGCAGTTGATGTCGAAGACGCGATCGTCGCGCGTGCGCTTTTCGAGGATCGGTTGAGGCATACGCGCACCCGCGGTTGTGTTCGTGCCAGCGCCCGCCGCCTTACCGGGAAGGAGTCACCCGGGGCACGTTCACTCGCGTCGCTGGCTGCCGGTGTTTGTCGCACCGCCGGCTGGCTATCGCCTGGGGCCAGCACTGGCGTGCACGGGACGGCCGAGGATGGCGATGAAGAGCGCAGGCAGCGCCGAATTGGTGCCCGGCGATGCGGCGAAAAGCGAGACACATCGCGAGTTGAAAAGCGACCGCTCGCCGGGCGTGGAAATGAAAAAACCCCGCCCGCTTTGCAGCAGGGCGAGGTTTTCCAAAGATGGCGAATTCTGGGGGTGTTTGTCCGATTCCGTCAAGCCGGCTGTAAGGGTCGGTCGTTCGGCACCAGTCCCGTCGACTCGAAGATCACCTGCAGGCGTGCGTACGCGCGCCTTTCCAGCGCCTCCATCGACTGCTTCACGGTCGCGCTCGCGCGGTGCAGTCGATCGCGGCCGATGCCGGTCTCGCGCTCGATGTCGCGCAGGCTCAAGCCGCTGCGGTTGCCACGGTGGAACATCGACCACAGCAGCGCGCGCTCGGCCAGCGCGTGCTCCAGCCGCATCAGCGGACCAAGGTACTCGCTCATGCCCTGCACGCCTTCGGCCTGGCTGCGTTGCCAGCCGTATCGCAGGCGCACGGCCTCGAACTCGGGCTTCGAGAGGTGGTGCTGGCACACGCCGCGCACCATCGCGCACTGGCCGCGGAACTCCAGCGGCGACAGGCCGCCGATGTTGATCGTGCTGGCCACGCGCGCCTCGACCTTGCCGAGCTGTTCGCGGATCGTTTCGATCAGCACCTGCGTGCTCACCTTCTGGGTGACTGGCAGGATCTCCATCAACCACGACACGTGCAGCGCCTGGCCGACGCTGGTGAAGATCGGTTCATCGCTCATGCCGCAGCGCCCTCCAGTTCCTCGACTTCCACCGTCACGCCCGGAACCTCGCCGTAGCGCTTGCGCTTCACCACGTCCACCACCTGCACATCGTCCTTCCACACCACGCCGTTCAGGCCGTCGAAGATCGCCTTCTCGACGTTGTCGATGTCGGGCTTCTTCGTCGGCCACACCTTGCCGCCCAGCGCCTCGCGCTGCTTCTTGCCCGACCAGCTGGCAGGCACCGGAAGGCAGATGTCCATCACCACCGACACCGCGCCCTCGATCAGCGTGCGCCCGGCCATCGCGAGCCGCCCCTCGTGCGCCACCAGCCCTTCGTAGGCGACAGTCTTCTCGGGCGTGAACATGCGGGCATGCGCGCCGACGCGGCCGATGCGCGGTCGGCCCTTGCCGATGGGCACGCCGGGGATCGTGAAGCGGATCAAGCGCCACCCCGCATCGCCAATGCGATCAAGGCG